CGTTCTCGGGCCACATACCCCTTGAGCGCATCCGTCACCCCGGCTTTTACCTTCTTAAGCGTCATCATCGGTTGGGTCCCACATCTCGAACCCTGCCAAGGCTTAGGCCGTATAGCGGGGAAAGGTGCTGTCCTTGGCGCTTGTAGTATTCATCTCGGAAGTCTTTGGCTTCTTGGTGCGACTGCGCTGCAAGCTGCTTGTATTGGTCAACAATTCTAAAGCGATCTTCAGTCGGAGCGTCTTCAAGCCGGTAAGTTTCTGAGATGTGCTCAGCAAAGCGCATAGCGAGCTTCTGATAAGCATCTCCTAGGGCGTACTGAATACAAGCTGGGCGAAGACCGTTGGGCACTTGACTATAGTCGTCACCAAGCCCCAGCCAGTTTGCCGAGATTCTCATAAATCCATCAAGCTCGGTGTCATAAAAAAACTGGACGTAATAAGTAGCTTCAACCACATCAGTAGCAGCCGGAGCACTTACAAGGGTAAAGTAACCCGTTGTCAAATCATCAGAGGCAATCGCAGCGGCATTGATTCGAACTTGGTTGATATAGATCCCAAGCGGAGCGACAGCCGAAGTAAAGTCAGACACTCGTCTAAACTCGAAAGTCTTGAAAACTTTATTGGAACCATCCACCTGACCAAACACGCGCTTGAATGCCCGCAACTTATCATTGGGGTTGTCCGACAGTTTCAAGCGCAAGTCAGATAGGGCGGTTGTCCAGCTCATACGGCTCCTAATTGCTCCAGAACATCAAACAAGCTCGAATCAGCTTCAACAATCGCGTAACGATAACCAAGGCCCTTTAGAACCTTGGCTTTTCTCAAGCACATTTCAAGCTCTGTTTCGTTCTTTGGTTGATCAATCAAAATCATGCATGAATTGGCATTCTCACCAAGCTTTGCGTAGGGGAATACCAAGTCAATCCGTTTCATGCGGTCAAAATGTTTATAACGGTCTCGAAGTTCTTCGACGTACCAGTTTTTGTAACACAACGTGCTTTTCGCCACCTGCTCGGGCAGCGTTTTGAATTCCGTTACCTTGGTCTGCGCATCTCTATTGGCGACTTTACTAGTGATCTCTTCGGGTGGCCGAAGGTCCACTGGTGGCAAGGTTTTTGAGTAAACTTTTTTATTCTGAGTCTGTTTCATTTTGTCCCCCGTAGGGGTGAGCGTAATTGCTTACGCCCACCCCCACAAGGATTTTTATTAGACGGAACCGTCAGAGCCACGGTATGCGAAACGTGGATCAATGAAGTCCGCGTTTGCAATCGTTCGGAGCTTGAAGCGAACAATATCGCGATCGAAGCTCTGGCCGCTTGCTGGGTTCTCAAGCATAACTTCGGCTGGGGTGTGAACCTGACAGACGAAGAATGGCTTGGAGTCGTCCACGATGTACCATGCCTTCGAATCAGCGTTAACCGATCCAGTATGGTCGAACATGAAACGGCTCGTTGTAAGGTCAAGAATCCCCTGCAATGGGTTGATTGCTCCAACCGATCCAGTAGAACCGGCAGTTGCACCCGTTGGGTACCATCCAGAATTCAGCAACACGGCCGCGTCAAAGCGGTAGTGCGGAGAAATCAGAAGACGGCGAGGATTCACGGACATTTTCAGGCCGAGAATGTTGAGCTGGTTCATCAGAGCAATGATGCCCTTCTGAAGTTCAGCTTGGTTCAGAGCAGCATAAGCGGCCGGACGGTTAGAACCGCCGCCCACAAGTGAAGTGCTCCATGGGTAAGTTGCTTCGTCAGCAGGCTTCGTTTCAGAAACTGGGATGCTGATGTTGGCATACTTAGCGCCAGAAACCGAAGCCAGTTTGCCGTAGCAATAGACTTCAAGAACCTGCTTCGCATATTCGCCAAGCAACCCAGCCTGTTTCTGAAATTGCCCCGTCTGGTCCATCTCCATCAGTTCTTTGTTGACCGATAGCATGGTCCCGAATTTACGGTTGCGGAGCTTGATGTCCAGTCCGGCTGCGCCGACTTCTGGGTACACTTCAGCTTCACCAACTTGGCTTGGGAACCCGATGCCCTGAATAGGAGCATACAGTTCTTCGAGCTTGGTGCTGGTAACAGCGTGTGCCCAGTCAGAGAAGGTCACTTCAACAGTTTCATAAATGCTGTTGACGATAGACTGAACGCCAGCGCGAAGAACGCCGGGGAAAGCAGTCACAGAATCAGACTCGCGGAGCTTCTTCTGTGCTTCTTTAAAAAAGCCGCCCTTCATCACTGGAAAAGCCTTCGGATCGCGGATATCCACGCCAAACTTGCTCTGCATCTCGTCAATGGCCGAGCGCTCGCCTTCAGAACGCCACAGTGCTTCTTTCAGCGCTGCTTCGTTCTGTTCCTTAGTGTTTCGTCCTACAAGAGTATGACTCATTGTTTAAATTCCTTTCAGATTAGAGGCCAGCTCGGTATTGAACCAACATCACGTTACCTTCAGAGGATGCACCAGCAGTGATAGAAGCATCTTGAAAGATTCCAACGATATTGGTGCCAGCGCTCGATACAGTCTGAGCATCACCGCCATAGTAAACAGCGCCACCGGGCACAAACGCGTCACCGGACTTCAGTTTCATCCTAGCAATCACGCCAGCCTGTGGGCCGGCAAGACCTTCGATAGCAACCGAAGCGTCAACCTGTGTGCCCTGATAAACAGGGGACAGTTTTCCGCTTACGATCGTCTGACGAGCGATGCCGCAAATGGTTGCCGCATTACCATCAGAAGCCAAGGGCTTCAAAAGGTTGTTAGCGGTATCAAGATAAATCAAATCGCCCTGATTCCAGCTCACGGCTGAAGAAACGAGTGAAAGCGCTCCTTCAAAGAGAGAAATCGGAGCAACTTGGCGCACAATACGATTCTTGGGACTGGTAGCCATTAGTTTTTCTCCTTAGTTAAAAGTTGATCAGATATCCGAGAAGTTGACCTTGCTCGTCTTCTTCACAGGTGTTTCGGATCGTTCAGTCATTACAAAGAAGTTTTCCTTTTTGAGCTTGGACTCACTTCCGCGCACGTTAAAGGCTTCTTTGAAGATTTTCACAGTTTCATTGATTTGAGCTTCTGACTTGGGTTCACCAATCAGAGCACGAATCTTGTCAGTTTCAGCACGGCCAAGGCCGGATTCTTTCAGAACCTTGTCGAGAGTCTTGGAAAGCTCGTGCTTCTTAAGCTCACGCTCAAGCATAGCAACGCGAGCTGCCAACTTGATTTCAGATTCTTTTTTGTGCACGGCTTTTGGTTCCATTGGCACAACTTCTTTCTTGGCTTCGTCTTCACACTTTTCGGATTCAGCTTGCTTCTTGGAGGCCATGTGCTTAGCGAGCTTCATTGCTTTGGCTGCGCACTTCATGGCTTCGTCTTCGCTTTCACCGAGTTCTTTGTAAGCCTCGAATGCTTGGTGCATGGCTTCTTCTTCTTCTTCCGAGCACTCTTCTTCGTCTTCTTTGCCCATGTGCTTTTTGATCATGGAAAGAATCAATGCCTTATCCTTGGCAACGTCTTCGTGATCTTCTTCACCGGGTTCTTCTTCGGATTCTTCAGACTCTTCGGATTCCTCTTCAGATTCCTTTTTCTCTTCAGACTCCTCAGCGTGCTTAGCTTCTTTTTTCTCTTCTTCCGAGTGTTTTAGCTTCTTGGCTTCTTCCTCGGCGTGTTTCATCTTTTTCATCATGTTTTTTCTCCTTCGATGAACGCTTCAATTTTACCTTTGCACCCCGGCTCGGTAACGAGATCAACAGAAATTGCATCTCGAATACCTGAAACGACTCGAACCTGAGTGACTCCCATTTCCTTGGCCTTGATTAGTTTCGGTTTGGCCGATTCTGGCAAGGCCGAGTTTTTCATAAAATCTTCAATAGCAACAGGGGCAGCGTCACCGCTTGCGTTAATTGAAAGCCCCACGAGTTCACGGTCTGGGTACTTTTCAGCGTAGCGGATGGCCGAAGCAACCAGAGTGCGTGCCCATTCAAACGCTTGAGCTGGCAACATCACAAGGTCAGCCACGAGCTTTGCAGACCCGTCTTGAGCTTCTTCGATATGTACATTTTCAAAATGACCAATAATATCGCGCACCGAACGCTCTGGGCGGTCTTGCTCTTCGCTCATGCTCGGGTGGTCGGCATAACACTTTTTACCCTCGAAGGCTGCGGTTGCGGCTGCGTTCTCAAGAGCTTGGCGGGTGTAGTAGTAGCAGTCCCGAAGATTGCCCAAGCCTTCTTGAATCAAAGCCACCTTGAACTTGGTTGGGCCAACGCCGTCATCCCTAGAGGCTTCGATGAAGTGTGAATCTTTTACAGTGTAAGACTGTGATTCTTTCTTATCAGCGGCATCCATTTGTGTGGCCACTTTATTACACCAAGCCTTGCCAGCATCTCCACCCCAGAGTTTCCAAGCTACAAGCCCAGCCGAAGGGTAGCCCTCTGATCCGGGTTTGAAGCCTTTGCCTTGCTTGTCG